CAAATAGAGTATTGCATACACCTATTACAGATGTTGAACAATTAAAGTTTGATTTAGTTGGTCAGTTAGAAAATATCGAAAGAGGAGATAAGGTAGTTATAGTTATAGATTCAATCGGTAACCTAGCATCTAAGAAAGAATTAGAAGATGCACTTAATGAAAAGTCAGTGGCTGATATGTCAAGAGCCAAAGCGTTAAAGGGATTGTTCCGAATGGTCACTCCTTATCTTACGATGAAGAACATCCCTTTACTCGCTGTCAATCATACTTATCAAGAGATTGGATTGTTTCCTAAAGCAGTTGTTTCAGGTGGTACAGGTATTTATTACTCAGCTGATAACATTTGGATTATTGGAAGACAACAACAGAAAAAAGGTACTGAAGTTCAAGGATATAACTTTGTCATTAATGTAGAAAAGTCAAGGTTTGTAAAAGAAAAATCTAAGATTCCAGTATCAGTTACATGGGAAGGTGGTATTGCAACTTATGGTGGATTACTTGAAGTTGGACTCGCTGGTGGATATGTAACTAAACCAAATGTTGGTTGGTACGCCAGGGTCGATAGAGAAACAGGTGAAATTGAAGATACTAAAGTAAGAGAAAAAGATACACTTACTAAAAAGTTCTGGGACCCAATCTTTAAGAATACAGACTTTAAAGAATTTATCAAAACGTATTACTCTATTGGTCATAAGCCATTATTAGAAATTGACCTTGACCTAGAGGAAGAATAATGATCGAAATTACAGAAGCTGACTACGCATTTGTAGATAATCCTCAATCACCAATACAAGGTGTGAAGTTTAAGACTGGTACATATAAAGATGTAATCGTAATGTATGGTACAGTTTCTGTAAAAGAAGATATTGAAATGGATACTGCAAGGTTAGGATTTACTTTTCAAATCGCTGACCCTGCAGAACATACAGTCGATGAACTTGAAGAGGATGAATACTTTAAAAACTACATGGGCGATGTGTTAAGACACATCATTATAAATAATTTGGATAACGAAAAAGCAAGGATAGGAAATATTGAATCAGAACAATCAACTACCAACACACATACTGAATCATCTTCTTAATAACGAAGAATATTGTAGAAGAGTAATTCCTTATATTAAAAAGGAATACTTTGATGGTTCACATAGAACTGTATTTGATCTCATTGTTTCTTTTGTTCATTCACATAATAAATTACCTACAGCAAATGTACTTGATTTAGAATTAAAAAAGGTAAGTGCACATGAAGAAGTACTTAACCAAGCATCAAGACTGATTGAACAAATACAAGAAAAAACAGATGTCGATACAGATTACTTAATTAAAGAATCAGAAAAATGGTGTAGAGATCGTGCAGTCTATAACGCCATAATGGAATCAATTCAAATCATTGATAAAAAAGATAAAGAAAGAAGTGAAGGTGCAATACCTGAAATATTGTCGGATGCATTAGGTGTATCATTTGACCAAGCAATCGGTCATGATTACATTGATAATTCATCTGAAAGGTTTGACTTTTATAATCTTAAAGAAGATAGAATCCCATTTGATTTGGATTACTTCAATAAAATAACAAAGGGTGGTTTACCAAATAAAACATTGAATATCGCTCTTGCTGGAACTGGTGTAGGTAAGTCTTTGTTTATGTGTCATTGCGCCGCATCGGTTCTAGAGCAAGGCAAAAATGTTTTATATATCACAATGGAAATGGCAGAAGAAAGAATAGCTGAAAGAATTGATGCTAATCTTATGAACCTTCCAATTGAAAGACTTGCATCTTTACCTAAAAAAGTCTTTGATGATAAGATAGGAAAGATAGCAAAGGGTGCAATTGGTAAACTTATTGTAAAAGAATATCCTACAGGATCAGCACATACTGGTCACTTTAGGGCATTACTTAATGAACTCAAACTGAAGAAAAACTTTAAACCTGACATTATATATGTGGATTATTTAAATATTTGTGCCTCAAGCCGTATGAGAGGCATGGGTGGAAGTATAAATAGTTATACATATATAAAAGCCATTGCGGAAGAACTTCGTGGATTGGCTGTGGAATTCAATGTACCGATAGTTTCGGCAACACAGACTACAAGGTCTGGGTATTCAAATACCGATGTTGGACTTGAGGATACATCTGAATCGTTTGGTTTACCAGCAACGGCTGACTTAATGTTTGCTCTTATTTCAACAGAGGAACTTGAAGAGTTGGGTCAATTGTTGGTGAAGCAATTAAAGAATAGGTATAACGATCCTACCAAATATAAACGTTTTGTAGTTGGTGTTGATCGTTCCCGCATGAAACTATATGATGTGGAAGAGTCGGCTCAGTCAGATATTATGTCTGATATGACACCCGACAAACCTATAAATAAGTTCGGTGAAAGAGAACAGAATGATTCTTTTGCCGATTTCAAAATATAAAAGGAGACTTTATGGAACTACTAAATAAAGCAAAAGAATGGGTCGTAGCAAGATGGGCAGAAAGAACATCTTGGGATGGCGGTGTGATTATAGGATTATCCCTTGGATATATTCTATTAGGTGGACTAATTGATTGGTTAGCCTGGGTAGCACTTGCTTACGGTGTCTACACTTTTGTTAAGTCAGAAGTTGCTTAATTAAGCGCTTGTAAGTTCAATAAGGGGCTTCGGCCCCTTTTCTTTTTTCAATTGTTACATTTGTGTTACATTTGTGTTACAATTGTGTTAAATATGCAAAAAACGGTTTACTTTTTCTCAATACAGTGGTATAATAGTACTATATTCAAAAATGATAAGGAGAAAGAATATGTCAAACGAAGTAAACACACAGGTCATCGAAAGGATCGTAGAAGAGGTTGAGCAAATGTCAACAAGTGCAATCCTTAGAGAATTAGATGGTGGAATGAAAGCGGGAGTTTGTGATTCCTGGGATGAAAGAGTTGGTCTAACTGATAGAGATTGGGCTATAGAACAATTAGCAAATAAAAGATTTGAAAAGGAGTGTATATAATGCTAAAAGGTAATGATAAAAGAGTTAAAGACATCTGTGAAGAAGTCTGGAAGTTAAATGGTTTTGAACTATTCAAAACATTACATAATAGAAACTTAGTAAGCGATGGAACAGTCGAAGCAACTAAAATGTTCGATGATGATTTCTTATTTGAATTCAGAGCTACATTAGTTGTAAGTTTATTTAATGAAAGACATCCAGAGGAGGCAATAGTATAATGGCTAGAGGATCAAACACATACGTAGGAACATATTGGACTGATTGCGCAGGTGATATGTTAGAAGTTTCTAAAATAAGAGAAGTTATCAAGGCAGTTAATAACGAAGCAAAGTGGGCAGAACAAAGTCCATGGAAAAACAAAGCAGGCGTTAAGTTTCCAAGATATAGAGTAAAGCTTCAAGGGAGAGGTCCTAGAAAAGAAGCTGCTATAGCAGATGGAAGACATAGGAATGCATATGATCAAAGTTTACCTTTGAGACATGCAGAAAGAGTAGACTTATATATTTATGAAAGGAGTGAAAGATATTATGGGTGATTTAGAATACGTATTAACATTTAAGAAGGAGTGTCGTAGAGACGATGAGTTCTTCGGCATGAACCCTAAGGCATGGGCTCATGTTAAAGAGCTATGCGAAAAGCATGGCTGGGATTATTACGCCTTATGAGATTATTAGAGGCTAATTATGGAGATGTAAGAATATTCTCCGAAAGACCATTTGGCTATAAAAGATATATAGTCGAATGGCAAAATGGTGCTACCACAATGTATTCAGGATTGTGGTATAAAAAAGAAAAAGTAATTAAAATAATAGAGGAAAAATTAAAAAATGGAAAATCCTAAAATTCAAGAAAACTTTGAAAAGTGTATGAAAGCGTTTGATAAATTAGACGCTTCAATGGAAAGAACAATGAGAGCAATGTATTTCTTATATGGTGGTGCAGTTGCTCTTTTAATAATAAGTATTATAGAGGTAATAAAAAATGTATAACTTTGATGATGTAATGGCTAGGCTTGATGATATTGAGTCTAAAATCGATAAATTAATTGATATGGAAACTAAGAACCAAGCTTTCCAAGTAATCGCAACTAAAGGTAAGAAGAAATTACCAGTTGCTGATTATATTTTTGAAAAAATGCAAGAAGCTTTATTGTTTCAAAAGCAAATGGTAGAAAAAGGCTACGATGTGGAGCTTAATAGAAAATGGATATAATATATTTAATTTTTATTATTATTCTATCAGGGTGCGCATGGTCATCTTTTAAAATAGGACATAATGAAGGTGTCCGTGCTGGTGCTGAAACTACAATTGAAATGTTACATGATAATAAAGTAATTTCTTTTGATAATAAAGGGAATATTGTTCCAAATCCATATTTTAAAGTTTAAACTTGTATAAATAGATTAATAAACAAAGGGATCTATTTATGAAAAGCTTAAAAACTTTTATATACGAAGCCAGTTTAGCTGGTTCAACCACAAACTACCAAAGACCTACTGGTGCTTTCTATAAGTACGTTCAAAATGCTAAAGACCCAGATATGGATTTTGAAGCTGATCGTGATGCTAAACTTTATGATCTAGGACAAAATGTTGTAGGTGAAATATCACAAGGTGAAAAATTTAAAATAGTAGATAGAGATGAAAAAGACCTGAATATGATGGGTCGTTCTTATGTTACTAAAATTAAATACCAAGGTAAAGAATACTTTATGCGGTTATCTGATATACTCAAACCATCAGGTAAAAAAGTAGATTATATTCAAGTTGATCTAAAAGATAAAATCAATCCAAGTGTATGGGAACCATTCAAAGGTGGTCATGGGCACGAAGGTCAAATAGCAAATGTATTCATTAATGGTTCAGGTGGTAATTGGGAGTTTGAACACAAAGGAAAAGAATATCATATTAAAAGAATTGGTGAACCACATTATAAAGGTGTAGGTAATCCAAAAACAGATCTTTATGTTGAGTTAGTAGAAAAGTTACCAGGATATGGTAATCAATTAAAGTATAGTTTAAAAGCTGCTAATGCAACGTTTATTGAAAACTGGATGAAACCAGAAAGATTCGAACAAATCTTTGGTAAAGCAAAATCAATCAGAACGATTATGCAAATGTACGAAGATTTAAATAAAGATTCCAAAGCAGTTGTTGGTAATTCAAAAGCTCCAACACTTCATTGGTTTATTGTTGATACAAGTATTACTAAAAAACATACAGGTATTATATTAGACAAAAAAGAATCTTTAGAAGCTTTTAGTGGTGAGAATAAATTTGGTAAAGGACATGAAGCTACAGCCAACTGTTGGTTAAAAGGCGATCCTACAGAAACAATTACCGCATTACTCGATAGAACAAAACCAATTAAAAGTCATGGAGTGAAAGCTGCACTCTTTATTAGAGGTTATGGTAAAGCCTCAAAATCAGCTTGTTTTTTAAGGGATAACCAAGGGTGGAAAGTAAATTCACATTGGATTAAATACTTTAAATTACCAAAACATTTTGCAAAGGCACCTAAATGAGAAGACTAAAATCATATATTATAGAAGACATTATAGTGTATAAACCACAGAATGAACTTAAGCCTGTAAAATATAATGACATTGAAATCTTTAAAGATGGTTGGCAAAAAATACAATTACCTCCACCGCCCCCGGAGAAAATTGAAATCGATAAAGTTATCGAAATTTGTCATTCAGCTACAGAAGAACAAAAAGAAGAATATAAATTATGCGATAAAGATGCATCATACTTTATTAAAGATTATTTAAATAATAAAGGTCTAGAATATGATAATGCGAATATAGAATATATTGAAAAGCAATGTAGTCCAGTCATAAGACACTATAAAAATTATTTCAATAGACCTAGACCATATCAAGTAGCTGCATATTACAACAAAGAACTCAGGAGATTTAAGACAGGAACTGCAAGCACTCCTTCATATCCATCAGGACATACAGTACAACCACTTGTGGTTGCATTACATTATGCAAAAAAATATCCAGAACATAAAAATCAATTAGTAGCTCAAGCACAAAAATGTGGCTATGGTAGAGTTATAGCAGGATTACACTATCCTGCTGATTATAATTCTGGAGTTATACTTGCAAATAAATTAATGGAATATATGGAACATGAAAAATTTTAATAACTATTTAGCCGAAGCTAAGAATACTCATATGACTCATATTGAGGACTTAATCTTAGACGGTGGAGTTAAGGGGGCACGCCAGGCAATCCTAGCGCTGAGATCAATGAGGGATATGTTGAGCGGTAATGCAAAAGCACCAATGGACATTACTGTCAAGTGGGACGGTGCCCCCGCCTTATTTGCGGGTGAAGACCCGAGAGATGGTCAATTCTTTGTGGCCAAAAAAGGTATATTCAATGCCAATCCAAAAGTTTATAAAAATCATGCTGATATCGATGCCGATACATCAGGTGATCTCAATCGTAAATTAAAAATAGCATTTGATAATTTAAAAGGTCTTGGAGTCAAGGGTGTGATTCAAGGCGACTTTATGTTTGAGAAAAAAGATTTAAAGAAAGAAAATATCAATGGTGAATCACATATTACATTTCATCCCAATACAATTGTATATGCAGTCCCAGCTAAAAGTCAAATAGGAAAAGAAATAAGTAAAGCGGAAGTTGGTATAGTATGGCATACCTCATATTCAGGAGCTAATTTTGAATCAATGAATGCAGAGTTCGGTAAAGACATAGTACCTAAACTCAAAAAAAGTTCAAAAGTTTGGATGGTGGATGCTACACTTAAAGATTTATCAGGTACAGCAACCCTGACAGCAAAAGATAGTTTAGAAGTTTCTAAAAAATTATCAGATGCTGGTAAAATATTTAGAAAGATTTCAAGTGGAGTACTGAAAGAAATCGAATCTAATAAAGAATTAAATCTTATTATAAATGTATATAACAATACAAAGGTAAGAGAAGGTCAAAGGATTACTAATACAAAAGCACATGCAACAGGATTAGTAATGTTTGTTAATAATCGATACGCTAAACAAATCGATAAACTTAAAACACCTGCTGGAAAAGGTAAAAAAGAAGCACAAAGAGATGAACTGTTAAAGTTTTTTAGTAAAAATAATATAAAAAACCTACAATTAATCTTTGATTTACAAAATTTAGTGATCGATAGCAAGTTAATTATTATAAATAAATTAAACAAGTTATCTAAAATAGATACCTTTGTAAAAACTAAAAATGGGTTTAAGGTCACCGGCGTAGAAGGCTTTGTGGCAATAGACCGATTAGAAGGTGGTGCTGTTAAGCTTGTTGATAGAATGGAATTTTCTACTAACAACTTTAGCAAAGATATTATAAAAGGTTGGGACAACCCCAACTAAATGGGATACCGAGGAAATACATGTCAATTAAATCATTTAATGATTTTTTAACAGAATCAACAAAAGAAGTAACTTTCGTGTTTGGAAGATTTAATCCTCCAACAATTGGTCACGAAAAATTATTTGATCATCTGAAAAAAGTCAGTCGTGGTGGAGCATATAGAATTTATGCTTCAAAGTCAGTGGATAGTAAAAAGAATCCATTGTTATTCAAAGATAAAATTAAGTTTCTAAGAAAAATGTTTCCAAAATATGCAAGAAACATTATGTCAGATAAAGATGTCAGAACAGTATTAGACATTGCAGTTAAATTATACGATCAGGGATTTACAAAAGCAACAATGGTTGCGGGTTCAGATAGAATCAGAGAATTTGATATACTACTTAATAAGTACAATGGCGTAAAATCACGTCATGGATTTTATGAATTTGAAGGTGCTATTAATGTAGTCAGCGCTGGGGAACGAGATCCAGATGTAGACGATGCATCTGGAATGTCTGCATCTAAAATGAGACAGGCAGCAGCTCAAGGCGATTTACAAAAATTCTCTGATGGCGTCCCTGAAATACCAGGTGGTTCACCAATAGAGTTATACTATGCCGTAAGAAAAGGTATGGGTCTTAAAAAAGAATCATTTCGAAAACACATTCAATTATCACCAATATCGGAAACAAGAGAAGATTATATAGAAGGAAGTCTATATGCAGTAGGTGATAATGTAATAATTAAAGAATCACAAAATGAAGGTAAAATAGTTTATTGTGGTGCAAACTATGTAATGGTTGAATCCAATGGTGAAAGAAAAAGACATTGGTTAGATGCTGTAGAAAAGATTCAAGAGTATAATGAAATTGGTACTAAGAAAATGCTTAAGAATTATTTAAAAGCAACACCATTTTCTGAAGTTGCACAAGACCCAGACATTAAAGATCGTAAGGGTTCACAACCAGCAAGTTATTATAAAGGTTTAAAAACAAAATCAACAAAAACCAAGAGAGCAGCTCATTTTAAAAAGAAAGCTAAAATGGATGATGATAATCCAAAGGCATATGAGCCAGCACCTGGTGATGCAACTGCAAAAACTAAACCATCAAAACATACTAAGAAGTTTAAACAAATGTATGGTGAAATGGCAGAGCATTTAACATTTGAAGATTTTACAGTTACAGAACAAGATAGTAAAAAGGCATTACAGAAAAAGGCTGATAAGTCAGGTATGCCTTATGGAATACTTAAAAAAGTTTTTGATAGAGGAGTAGCAGCTTGGAGAACAGGACATAGACCAGGTACTACCCCTGTACAATGGGGATTGGCAAGAG